CTCCGCATCGGTGATGGCGCTGTACACGTCCCCCAGCATCTGCGGCAGCGTTGTGTCGGCCAGATAGTCCTCAACCGACTTCTGCGACAATGCAGCCAGCACTGGGATGGTTTCGTCGCGGTAGCCCTTCGAGAGCAGCAGCTTCGCAACGGCGAGAGCCTGCGCGGCGGTGCCGTTCTTGCCATCGAGCGCGTTCCTGAAAGAATCGTCCCCCACGATGCGCTCTGCGAGGTTCAGCATCGCCTCGATTACGTCCAGAGCGGCCTCGCCCTTGATTTCCGAAAGTTTCACGCAGACCCCCAGTCACTAGTTGGTGGTGCCAGACGCGCTGCTGCCAGCCTCCACGTAGATTTCGAACGGGGCAGCATCGATGTCCTCCAGGCTGTAATGCCCAGTGAACTCGAAGGCGAAGTCGCCCTTGCCCTTGTCGTTGGACTGGACGGAGAAGCCGCCAGTGCTGAGCGCGTCGATGACCTTGATGGCGATGAAACCAGCGGTTGAGCCAGTGTTCACGTCGGAATAGTCACCGACCCACCACACGTCGAAGAAGTCGTCCTGGCTCAGCACGGAGCGCGGGATGATTGCGCCGCTCGTGATGTCTGCTGCTGAGACGAGCATCTTCCCGAGGGAGTTGTCGATGGTCTTGAACGTGCCAGACAGCTTGACCTCGTAGCGGTCGAGCTGCTTCATCTCCTTGGTGTTTGCGGGAACATTGTCAATCCCTTCGCCGAAGTCGATGAACGTGGGGACTGCGGTGAACGACACGCCACCGCCAGTGGCCCCGATGATGTTCGCGTCGGCGAATGCTGGCGCGTTGGGGTCGAAGCTGTTCAGCAGAACGCCAGCGTTGAGCTGGAGCTTCTGGAACGCATCAGTCGCAACTTGCGTGTATTTCATTTCATGCCTCCTATTCGAGCACCAGGTACTCGACGTTGATGTTCACATAGCGGCGCTTTACCTTCTCGTCCTCTCCCTCGACGCGCACCGCCTGCGCCCAGGGAGAGCCTTTCTTCAACCAGATGAAGCCGCCGTCGCATGCGTAGGTGCATCCGCCGTTGGCGAGCCTGTGCGAGATTTCGCGCACCTTCGCGTTCGGCTCGGCCTCCGAGTCCGTCCTGTACCATACGTTGACGGACATGTTCACCTCGCCCTGCAACCACTCGCCCAGCACGAGGTCGTATGTGATGTACGGGAACTCCGCGTCGCTTGGGGTCGATGTAGCTGCGTAGGCGGGGATGCCGAAGCTGCTCATGAAATTGTAGATGGTTGCCTCTGGTGTCATGACAGCTCCCATGCCTCTGCCTGGTACTGGTTGAACTGGAACGTGGCGACGCTCGGCGTTGGGTCGTTGGTCTTGGTGATTCTAAAGACCTGCCCGTCCGAGTCGCGCCTGAAAGCGTCGTGGAAGTCGAGCTGCACGTTGCGCTCCACCGTCACGGTATACAGCGCGGTCACGCCTTCCTGCTCGGCGGTCCTCGCAGTCATGCTGGAGTCGAGGACGATTGCCGCCTCGAACTTCAAGCCGTCCACCCATGTTGTGGACCAGCCGCCCTCGCCATCGGATATGCGCGTCCGCTCAACGAGCGTGCAAGGAACCTTGAATGCGTCAATCAGCGTCATGTCACACCCAGTCCCTGCTCAGCTTGCGGAACTGCCTGAGCCTCGGGCCGAACTTTGCTTGCCATTCGGAAGTCGGGACCTCCCCGCCACCGTTGCCAGCAAGCGAATAGCTGTAGCCGCCGAACGACTCGGACTGGTACGGGCCGCTCAATGCCTTGGCGTTCGTCTGCGCCCAACTGTCGATTTCATCTGCAATCTCCACGACCTGCCTGGGGATTGCCAGCATGATAATCCTGCCGTCGAACACCTCGTCGCGCAGCTCGTCGTCTGGGTGCATGTGAAGGCCGTCGTTGAACAGCGACCCCTCAATCCAGTAATACTGCCTGTCTGCCAGCCAGTCGACATCGAGCGAGCCGTTTTCGACCTCGAAGGTGCCGCACTTCGAGCCGTATGGGCAGTCGTGCGCGTCCCTGTCGAATCTGTTGTTGATGTACCGCAGCACTTCTTCGAGCGTCATAGCGATTCCTCAATCCTCCTTAGCAGATGACCGCAGGCGACCCGCGTGTCCACATAGCGCCTGATGTCCTTCTTGCGCATCTTCTCGCAGAAGAACAGGTCCTCGCTCAGTATGGTCCTGTTGGCGTTGTCGTAGTTCACCCAGTCGAACCACGGGTAGCGCAGCTTCTCGAAGACCTTGCGTCTCACAAGAGCACAGCCCATGCCCCCGCCATGTATCTCGACCAGGTACTCGCCGTTTCCGCGCCTCTCCGCTAGCTCCTGCCTAGTGTACTCGCTCTCCAGAGGATAGTCGTAATAGGTGTTTCCCTGCTCGTCTTTCAGCTTGCATGCGCATGTCCTGTCCACTGGCTTGTTGTCAGCGTTGCGGTGCATGTAGAAGCCGCTCACGAAGTCCACGCCATCGGAGAGCAGGTTCACGAGCGCATCGCTAGGTGGTGTCACGTCGTTGTCGACCATGAGCACGTAGTCGTAGCCGCCATCCAGCATCTTCTGGGCTATCCTGTTGCGTGCCGTCGCGCAGTCGTATCCGCGCACGAAGTCGAAGTCTACCTCGTTCCCGCCCTTGTCGAGCTGCCATATCGCCTTGAAGGTATCGGGCGTGATGTTCTCGAAGGTCGGCACCGCTATCAGGATTCTAGCCATGAAGCTCCATGACTTTCTCCCACGGCATATCGCGCCACTTCGTCACCGCTGGCAATTCGGCCCACTCCTTGCGCTTCTTCCCAGCGTAGTGCTTGATGACTGGCCTGCCCCTGTCCTTGCTCGTCCACCAGTTGCCATTGTACTTGGCTGGCAGCTTGGCGATTCGCCCTTGGCAGAGGTAGTTGGCGACATCCTGCTCGACCCACTGGTAGCGCCTTATGTTCAGCACGTCGATGCACTCGTCGGCCTTGCCATCGCGCATCATATCGAGGTCGTACAGCACCACGCCGTGATTGCAGTACTGCAAACCGCTTGCGCTCCTGTGCCATTCCTCGCATGCTGCGAAGTAGCACCCTTCCATCGGGAAGTCCCAGATTTCAGAGCAGTCCTTCATGACGATTGTGTCGGCATCGAGCGATAGCACTTTGTCGGTATCGGTCAAGACATGGCAAAGAGCGACGCGCATCATTGCCATGTACGTGTAGCCGCTCCGCATGTTCGGGCTGCTGGGCTTGAAGAACTCCTGGCCGCTGAGGTCGTGGCACTGGATGATGTCGGGCAGCTCATGCGGGAACTCGCCGTCCTCGATGACGAAGTGGACCCTGTCGACGTTGCTGTTAGCTATGAGCGACTTCGCCGACGTTTCCATATCGCCGTAGATGGCGCGTGTCCCGCAGTAAGCTGCCTCCTTCATCTACTAGGCCCCAGTTGCGCCGCCAGCACCGAACGTGATGATTGCGATGCCGTCCGCGTACTCGGCCCACAGCTTCATGCCCATGAGGGCGTAGCTCTCGCCGACTGCGGTGTGGTATGCGCCCTGAGCATGGAACCCGATGAGGTTCGTCTCGCCCTGCACCGTGTAGTCGAGGCCGAGGCGTGCGAAGTCGCTGTCGCTCGGGTCGACGTAGTACAGGTCGATGTTCTCGACGGGCAGCGCGATGACCGTGCCCTGCTCGATGAACGAGTCGGACAGCAGGAACAGCGTGCCGTAGCCGAGGAAGTTCTTGACGTAGTTGATGCCGAAGTCGCTCTGGACCGTGATATTGGCATCGCCAAGGTACTCGTAAGCGTCCATGATGTTTGCGAAGCCGACGACCTCGGTCGCGGTTCGGTTGGCCTCCTGGAACACGCTCAGCACTTCGGCCTTGGCCTTTGCCAGCGCCTTCTGGAAGTTGTCTGCGGTGCCAGTCGTTGCGTTGGTGTCGTCGCTCAGGAACGTGTAGAAGTCGGTCATGACCTTCATCTGGAGCGCGTTCAGGAACGCATCGTCGGACTTCTCGACGGCGATTGCAGCGCCGTACTTGTTGACTTCCTCGATGGTCACGGCCTTGGCGTACTTCTTGATGTCGATGTCCTGGAACGCGACCTTCGTGAACGTCGCGGTGCTGTACGGGATGACCTCGCCAGGGTCAACGTCGCCACTTGCGAGCGTGACGCTGGCTTTCACCTGGGACAGCGTGGTTCCAGGTGCCTTGCGGATGGGCCGCATGATTCCCATGAGCTCGCGCAGGCGGTCCCAGTTGCGGCCGAAGCGGGACACGAAGTCGATTTCGCGGGCCAGGATGGTCTCTGCGTAGGTGTTCGGAAGGTTGGAGCGCGGGTTGGCAAAGCTCTCAACTGCGGGGTCTGACATATCTGCCTCCTATCGGAATTGTTCGATGTTCTCGGCGATTGCCTTCTGCCGTGCGCCAGTGTCCTTTATCGCCATGATTTCGTCTCGGGTCATCTTCGCCCCAGAATTGCTCGGCGGGTTTTCCACGCTTGCGCCCTGCGTGTTGGTGTGGGCGATGAAGTCGCCCCATTCCTTGGCAATCGTCTGTTTGACGGTATCCGCGTCTGCGATAGCGCCTTCTGATACGCTGATTCCAGACAGGTCCGTCACCTTCATGATGGAGTCGATGCGCTTCTCGTCCACCCCAGCCTCGCGAAGCATGGAGCGGTACAGCCGCGCCTTCTCCTGCTCGGCACGCTCAGTTGCGACCTGCGACTTGTAAGACTCGAACTCGGCTTGCAGTTCGCCGTATTTCTTCTCCCAGTCCTCGGTCGGCTGTGCGGCCTTCATGTCCTCTACTTGCTTTTCGAGGGCTGGCACCTTTGCAGCCTGTTCCCGTAGCTCGTCGCGCTCCTTTTTAATTGATTCGAGAACGCCCTGGTGGGCCTCCAGAATCTGCTCGCGCTTCTCGTCTTCGATGCCCATTGCCTTGAGCATAGCTTGCGTAAGTGCCATATAGCTCCTTTGTCTCGGCAGCATTGTCTCGCTGTTAGCTGGATGGAGTATAGCACAATAAAAAAAGCCCCGCAAATACGGGGCTATATTTTCTTTTCTATCCGCCCCGCCGAAGTGGGGCTTACCCTCATCTATGCGAACAGTCTTGCTAAATCTCGCAAGCATAGCGCCTGTATGTGGGCCTGACGGCGTTCTTGTCAACCATGTCGCCGTCGAAGCCGTACGTGCGGTAGCGAACCTCCCTGAACTCCCCGCTCATCTTTACCCACATGCCGCCGTTCTCGTCGTGCCATACGACCTTCTTGGTTCCACCGTATGCGTTGGTGCTGTACCAGCGAAGCGACTTGCCCTTGGTGATGTTGAGGATTTCCTTTTTGTTGGTTTTGATGGTGGTCATTTTATTTCCTCTCTCTTTCTTCCTTACAAGTATATTATAACACATACGAGAGGAATGTCAACGAGAATTGCAAACTTTTTAGAAAAGTTTTACGCTTCCTTCAGCGCGTCCTCTATCATCTCCCTGTATTCGTCCAGATGATTGTGGGCTGCCTTGTATAGGAACTGAATGCCAGTGAACTTGCTGGTCCCCAACTCGATGTACGGGGCATACTCGACGTTCGTGCCGATTATGACCGCCTTCTCGTCGTTGATGACCTGATGGGTGATGCTGTTGCGCAACCTGCCAGTGTCGACGGCGGTCTCGTAGCCTATCGCATAGCCTTCCGCGACGATGCCGATTTCCTCCAACGCCTTGTTTATCGCAGTCGTCATGAGTTCGGCGAACAGCTTCCCATTGTCTTCGACTACGATTATCTCGGTTCCCGCGCTCGTCATCTTTGCTCCATATAATACGCGCAATCAGCCCCTTCGTAATACACGTCGGCTGGCTTGATTCTTCCTTCCTCCCTCGGATATGCCAGACAGTAGCTTTTCAACGGGGTATCCGCCCACGGAGGCTCGCCGTTCGCATTGAGACATGTCGTGCAGAGCCTCGGCTTTCTGCCAGAGCAACCGATTATCTCCTCGCCATCACCATGGATGCGCAAGTATGCCCAGTCTTTTTCCTCTTCCAAGTCTCTCTCCCTTCTGTTAGGTATGACTATTATATATGATTTAATAGATTTTGTAAAGCGTTTTAGAGGTCGTATTTGAAATATCCGTCCTCTGGATGAAGTTCGAGCGTTATGTTCAGCCTATAGCCGTCACGCTCGATTCCCGTGCATAGATACGAGCCGCCACGCTGGATGATGG